ACTGCGAAGTGCATCTCCATAACGGGTTCCGATTACGGAACCCGCCAACCACTCCTGGACTAACCTGAAAGTTGGTCCTTGGAGAGGAGGTAGATCAACTTCGATCTCCCACAGGGGTTTCTACGCCCCCGGCCACCCCCTAAAAGGGTGACCTCCTCCCGAGCTTGATGTTGACGTGCTCGGGGCGTCCAGAACGCTCCAAGTGCTCATCATCGATGCTCGCAACACCGATTCGCGGTTTGCCACCAGACCTGGGAATAATCCCATACTCTGGTAGTGTATTCCGCAAGAGGCACTTGAGCAGGGCACCGCTCCCCTCGAGATGATCTCGAGGAGATTCGGCACTCACATAATAGCCCTTAACCAAGGGGCTGTGAGTGAGAGGATCCAGTGACTGGAACTGATAACCCAGCACTGACTCCCTGCCAAGCACTGGAGAGGTTGGAGCAACATTTGGAAAGAACCTTAACAGGTCTTCCAAGTAGTTATCCATCCACCCAGCCGCCTGCCAGAGACCAGCCCAATAAAGCTGGTTTCTGAGAGATACAGCTGAGATAACTCCAGCTGCGTCCTGCCGTCGTGTCGGAAGATTCTGACGGACCTTGACGATACTAACGTCATGTCCATCATAATACTCCCGTCCGCAAGATTCCCTGAACCTTCCGGTCCAGTAGGACTTGCTGATGTTAACTCTATGCCCAAAAGTATAGAGTTCATCAACGACGGACAGCACATAGTCTCTGGGTACGATCAAATCGTCCCCAAAGACACGCACCCTGCTACTGTAAGGTGTGACATCCCTTACAGAAGAAAGCGGAACGCTAAGTTCTCTTTCTATCCCGCTAAAGATGACGGTCAAGAAGACCATCGCCTCAATCGGGAAGCAGAGAGCTGAACCCATAGACGCGAACTTGGCCAAACGGATAACTCCGTGACCAGGTACGTCAGCCTTCCTTGACCTTGTCGCTTGAACAGCCTCTAGCAAAAGAGGATGGTCAGCAAACAAGGCAAGTACATGCTGATTCGAAACACGATCGGAAGCCTCACTCAGATCGAGTGTGGCAAGATCCCCGCTGAGGGATCCATCGCGAGCAAGAGCCCTGTTGGGCTCCTGATCATCGATTCCGATCATGGCAGAGAGGGGGTAAAACCTCTTCAAGCCATCATGAATCAAGCGAAAGAGCGCCTGCTGCATATATTGCATACAGGTTGGCTCAATCGCAATGATTCGGGGTGCTTTGAGCGTCTTAGGTACCGTGATAACCCTAACGGGTATCTCGGCGCCGGGTTCGAGGAGGTTATACTCTGCCGACTGAGTACTATAACAGTACATCGTCGCAGAAGCACTGAAACAGTGCTCAGAGTGATCCGAAATGTAATTTCGGTTCACTGCAGAATAGTCCTCAAAAGGGAAAACCTTTTGAAGACGGGTGGTCCAGGATTGCTGATCCCACTTAGCATTACTGCTAAGTCGGTCAGCAACAGCGCCTGGGCCGTGCTTCGGCACCAGATGGTTGATGGCAAGAGTTTCCTCAAGCCAATCAAACATCTCGCCATAAAGCACTCTCGAGACACGTTTGAACCGAGACAAATTGTCTGGATCCAATATCGAGTCCGAGAACTTAACCTCCTGCTCACATTGAACATACTCTGACATCGCTAGCCTTTCGCGGACAGGTGTTACCACCTGTTGAGTCCTACCATTTCTGGAGGATTCCGAGAGGGCTATCTTGCTAAACATCAACGTTAGTTGACGCAAAGCATAGATTGCTTCGAT